CTTGGGTCATGGTTAGAGACCCCAGGGTCGCCCTAAGCAAAGACTGCTTGTCATTAAAGCCTCTCAACACACAGAAAGTGGCTGAGAGGTGGATGTCAGCAGTCGGTAAGGGCGGACTCACACTTACGGGTGGAATACCAGTTTGGCAGAACTTCTACAAGCAATTTGTAGACAAGTCTAATGGTAGGAAACCCCTTAGTGACCCGACTTTAGAGACCGGTGCCGCTAGGATGGCACGCGGCATGCGTCGGGAGTTCAGAGATGTGCCACCGGAATGTAGATTGTCATTCTGGCTTGCCTTCCAGGTTAGTCCCGAGAGCCAGATCGAAATCGAGAAGACATTTGATGAATACAAATTGAGCACGGATACAAGACAGCCGGTGTACCGTGTGCTACCAATCAATTTGTAACCGCCCTGCGGTGCTTGGGATCGTCTCCCTAAGCTGTGAACAGCATGGGGTTGATGTCGGTAATTGACCAAAACTATTACTTTAGTGCTAATCAGAATGCCAAGAGACTGCACGGATCTTCCAGTAATGGTTCGACATTGATGTACAGTCCCCATGTCATTGGGTATCCCATACAATGACGATTAAAACAAAAACGAAACAGAAGAAGCGAGTAAAGCAAAAGGCAACTCCCTTCGCGGATGCCGGCTCCATTGCCGGTGGTGCCTTAGGAAAGGCGTTTAATATGCCTTACCTAAAGGGCGTTGGCAAGTGGTTAGGTAGTGGAATTGGACAGATTTTTGGAAGTGGTGATTACCAGATGGTTGGTGGCGCCCCTTCCTACAATGTCTTGACCAATGACCGTCAAATCCCCAAGTTCTCTGCTGGTGAGCGAACTAACATTGTTTGCCACAGGGAATTCTTAGGTGACATCAACGGAACCACCCAATTTACCAATAGACCATTTGCCCTTAACCCAGGGGATGCCAACACATTCCCTTGGTTGTCCACAGTTGCTAAGAATTACCAGCAATATCGAATCCATGGAATGATATTTGAGTTCAGACCATTGATCACTGACTTTGTAACATCTGGAGCACCTGGAGTGGTTGTGTTTGCCACCAATTACAACTCTGCTGATCCCGTCTTTCGATCCAAGGTCGAGATGGAAAACAGCGAGTACGCAGTTAGTGTCAAACCAACCCAAAACCTCATACATGCCATAGAGTGTTCTGCTGCTGAGACCAGCATAACAAAGCTGTATGTTCGTAACTCCGCGGTGCCAAGCGGGCAAGATCCAAGATTGTACGATCTTGGTTTAACCCAACTTGCCTCGCAAGGAAACCCCGTTCAGCTCATTGGTGAGTTGTGGGTCTCCTATTGTGTTGAATTTTTCAAGCCGGTGTTACCAGAGGATCAGGGTCACGATGCCCGAACTCAAACCATCACAAGAAGCTTAGTTGCCAATGCGTTCCCATTGGGTGCTAACACTACTTCTTCTTATGGTGACATTCCGGGGATTACTCTCGGTACGGACACATTGTTCTTCGGAACTGATGTCCCAGCCGGCGTATATTGCGTGAGCATGGTTTGGTCTGGTGATGTTGCTGTTGCAGTTAACATGCCAGTCCTTACTGTTCCCATTGGTGGTTATTGTTCACCAGTACAATACATCTTTGATCGTAGTGCTAGTGAATTCGCCACCGAGAACGGCAACGTTGTCAGACGGGCTTTCTTCACGTTTTATGTGAGGTATACCCCACACGACCACTTGCCTGGAAACGTAAATTTTAGCAACACGGGCAACGTCCTCCCATCTACCAATTTGGTGTTGTCAATCACTGTAACAAAGGTTGACGATATCTATGAGTAGATGGGGCACTGGGGCAACAACAGGTAGTGTCAAATCCTGAGGGGCTTTACGAACCCCCCCCTAGCCAGTGGAAGAAAACCTAACAAAATAACCCTAGGCCGCTGAGGATAGTGCTGGCCGTTTCGGGCCTGACCCGTTTTTCGAGAAAACACCCCAGGGTGCGCATGGGACCTGTAGTTAAAAGATCCCCGTGTTCCGTTGCCGAACGTTATCAGCGGAAACGAGCAATCGTTCAAATTGCCGGAGTGGGCGTAACCCACTTGTGGGATGACACCTCATCTTGCTGGACCTAGTGGCCCCAGTAGTCTACCAGACCCTAAATGGTAGTGGTGTTGCCAGGAATCGGTGACAACGGTGACAGATAAAATCCGTAAGGTGGGCTTCTGTCATTGCAATCAAACAAAG